CAGTAAATCGAGTATGTGAATTAACTGATGGATGTGAATTCTGGGAATCTAAAAATTCAAGTTATTGGACAAATATAGTTCTTCATGTAGACCAAGAAGATGATGTTGAAGAAGCTTTATTAGAATTATTAAATCTTGATGAAGATGATTTAAAAAATTATCATAACGGATATGGAGATTATGAGATATTTAAAGTAGACGATAGAGATACTCAAGTAAGAGCATATACTGAAGATTACGAAGGTTATGAAGGAGACTGGGAAGCAAAGATTTTTGCAAGAGTTACTTATAAAGATATTGATGAAGATGATAATGACCATGTTTATGTAGTTATTACATCAATTTTTGATGAAGGAGATTACGACGATTTATCTGTTGAACAAGTTGATAGACACTTTGAATTCGCATAAGTAAACAATTTTTTTATTTTTTTTATTTTTTTATTTTTTTTAATTAGTATAGAATGGAGAAGGGAGGAAAAAAACATGGAAAACATAATAGGAACAATAGCAATTATATTAGCAGTATTAGCATTAGCTATATCAGGACTATCTATAAGTATGATTTACAACCTTGATGAACCAGAAGAAACAGATATGAGTCAAGTTATTATAAATAAAGCTTCTATTTCTTTATTAAAAGATGATGTATCTGATTTAGAAAGAGATATAACAGATATAGAAAAAACTGATAGTAATAGAAAAGTATCTTTAAATGACATAGAAGATTTAGAAGACGATATTGATGATAATGATGATGATATAAGAGACATTAAAGAGTGTATTAGAGATGCTATTGATGAAGATGTACTTGATGCAAAACAATTAGAAAATTGTCTTTAATCACATAAATTTATTTTATTTATTTTTTTTATTTTAATATAGAATTATAAGGGAGGAAACAAAAAATGCAAGGAAAAGATATTGAAATACAAATACAAGAAAAAACTTCTGAAGAAAAAGCTAAAGAAGTAATCGAAGAAATACATAAAACTATAAGACATCGTGAAGAAGAATTACAAGAAGCTAAAAATAAATTAGCAGAAATTCTTGAAAAAGATGTAGAAGATATTAAAGCAGAAGATAGTAATCATTGGGATTGGTAAAACAATCCTATTTTATTTTTTTTAAAAAGAAAAAACAAGAAACAGAGAATCTATATTTATTTATTAACAATATAATTCTTTACAAAATATGCTATAAAACCAATTAATGGTGCAGCCCAAACATTCCATGCGTTTGGAATCCATTCTGTCCAATTATCTATTAACAAAATCAAAGCTGGAATACCTGCAACAATAAGCACATTCTTTAAAGACTTCCATAAACCTATCAAAAAGCTATAGTTAGTCGATGTCATTTTGCCCTCCTTCTAATATTTTAATTGCTTGAACATTTAATCCTTCACTAAAACAATATTTTTCATTCCATGAAAACCAAACATCACCATATAATTTATCTTCTTTATAATCTACTCTATCTTCGACCACTAATTCATTTGGAAAATAACACCAATCTAATGTTACCCATTTATCTTTACTTTCTACATAATAAACTAAATAAGCATGACCATCATAAGGAGTATCACCAGCAGTTAATCTTAATTTCCAATATGGAACACCATTCCTTAAAAGTATATTATAAAGAAGAATTGCACCATCTTCACAATCGCCTCTTCTTCTTTTAATTGTTTGATAATCATAAGCCCAATATTCTGCTTTATCATAACTTTTTGTATCAGCAGCATATCTTATATTTTTTATAATCCATTTTAATCCTTCTAATACTTTCTCATCATCTGTTACAACTTTTAGTTTTGGAACACCAGATAAAACAGAATAATAATTTATAAAAAATCTTAAATCAACATCATATTTTTGATCTGTTTCATTTCTTATATAAGTAAGATTAGATTTAGGATACTTATTATTATAATGGTCTTCTTTTGTTACTATTACTTCTTCTTGTGAAAAATAATAATCATAATATTTTTTTATAAGATTTTTAAACCATTCCATTTTAGTATGTTTTTTTTAATATTCTAATTATTATTATAACAATACTCCTTTAGATTCTACATGATATAATGATATTCCATGTAGTCCAGATTGATGTTTACAAGAAAATTCAAATACTAAAGGGTCTTCTAAATTTAATTTTAAACTTCTAAGTCCTTCATATATACCAGCAATTGATGGAGATGGTTCTTGTGAATCTGTATTGTATACATTGGTAGAAATTGTAGCATATCCAACATTACTTCCTAAAATAAGATTTACTTTTCCTAAAAACCCAACAGAATTTGGAGCACTTAAAGAACCTAATATTAAAGTACCGTTATTTTCTAAACCACTAACTAATAATTTAAATTTATTTTCAAAACCTTCTCCAGCTGCATTTGCAGTTGTTTTATATTGAACAGTTATATTATTTGCTACTGGATTTAAACTACCAGCTGGAATTATAAAACTACCAAGAGATTGAAAATCTGTACTACTACCAACAGTAATTGTGGAACCTAAAAACCATCCAGCTCCATTAGACCACATTTTATTTGCTTCACTTGCATGTAATATGTCACCATCAATTTTTGGAAATTCTCCTTCTGCTGTCATTATTAATATCCTATTACCACCATATCATTATATTTTAATATATTATGGTTTGATGTTGTAGATGCTTGTACAAATATCCAATAATTTGAACCTACATTTCCACCAGATGCTGTTAAAGCTCCACTTGTAAATATATGGTCAAAATAGATACTATCAGTAAATGAAACAGCATCAGTATTTTTTGCAGCAGTAGTAAAATCTAATCCCTCTGTTCCACTAATTCTTAAAGAAAAACTTACAGCTGTTGCAGTTGCATTTTTACTTACTAATTCATTTACTCTAAAATAATTATTAATAGGAACACTACCATTATATAATATAGAACCACCAAGAGGTAATGTCGTTGCAGTACCACTACCAGCTCCATATTGTTCTATTTTTCCAATTATTGTAGGATCAACCACATCAAAATTTTCATTAACACTACCTGCATCAGCTACTGTTCCATTAACAAAAATATTTGGTACTACCATATTATATTATAATTATTTTAATTTAAAAAATATATATTATAAATTATATAATTAATATACCTCCCATGTTTCTTCTATCCTAAGTTCGTTTGTTCCATCAAAAGTAATACTTGGTAAACTATTCCTGCTCCACATACTTCCTGTAACTCCTGCTCCACTTATAATAACACCAAATTCAGTTAATCCAAGACCACTCATTTCTGCAGTATTCCAATCACCTGTCCATTTTACTTTTTGAATAGTTGAACCATTAGTAGCTGTAAATGCTTGTCTATCTGCTGCATGTACTAATATAGTCTCTGTTGCTACTGGTGTTCCACTACCACTTCCTATCATAAAATAAGTTGGAAAACTACTTTGACTTCCTCCAATAAAATGTGCAACTTCTCTTTTTGCCCAATTAAGTAACATTTAAAAATAACCTCCTGACCAATTTAATTGAAAAGTAGATACTTGTGTTCCTAACTCTGTTGTCCCCAATATAGCTGCTTGTGTATTTCCTAAAACAAAGCTTATATTTGCTGAATCTCCCCATTTTCCAGTTTCCCATATTCCAAAACTATTATTTCCCCAAATTAAAGTATCACCAGCAATATTTTTTGTATAAACACTAAGTCCACTTTGTCTTATTCCAACACTTCCTGTTGCTAATTGATATCTAGTAATTAAATCTGCATCTGATATATCTGCTCCTTGAATATCTTTAAGTTGTAATAAAATATCTTTCATTGTATCTGTAATGTCTGGTATTTTTTTATTCAATCTTAATTCTAAAATATTTTCATCTGTTTCTGTTTTTTTATTAAATCTATAATTAGCTGTAACAATATCATAATTTTGATTATTAACACCATAAATAGGAATATCAACTATACATGTCTGTCCTACAGTAATATTATCAATACCATTAACATTAATCAATCCTTCTTTAAGTGGATCTGAAAATTCTTCTAATGTTCTATACATTACTAATTCAGCAGTAATTGGATCTTTAATTGTTTTATCTTGAATTACTTTTACTCTTTTTCCATATTTTTTAATACTATCATCATTATTACCAACTTTTACTATTGGTAAATCTCTATTATAATTTATAGTAACTAAACTTCCAGCATTAATATTATCTCCTTGTTCAGTTCCAGAAGTAAAAATAATTTGTTTATTTTCATAATCAATTAAATATTTAACATCACTTTCCAAACCATAAGTCATCTCATAAATCGCTCTTTGTTGTAAAGCAAATTCAGAACTATCTCCACTTATTGTTATTGATGTATTGTGTGGTTTGTATGATAAATTATATGTACTTCCAACTGCACCAGTAAATGTTTCCTGATATCCATCTAATATCTATCACCATACACCCAAATTTGATTATAAATTCCATCTCTTTTATCTTTAAAATTTGAACTAATAATATTACCAGAACTAAAAATCTTACCACTTGAAATTGTAGATTTATCTTTAAAATGTAAATCTTTATCTTCATCAATATAAAAAATAAAATTTGTTGCTCGTGCTAATTCTTTTATTGCATCAAATACTGGTCTTTGATTAAACACTGCTCTATTAATATCAATCCCATTTGAAACATTTGTTGTTGTAATATCATCTGAATATTTTGAAATAATATCATTAACAATACTTCCAGCAGAAAGATTATTATAAACTTCAGGTTCAACAGTTCTATCTATAAGTCTTGCTGTATAATCTCTACCTGAAAGAATTAAATTTTCCTTTTGTTCTTTCCCTCTTAATTGTACATTTTCTAAAATTCCAGTAAATATTTTCGTTGTGGGAATTACGGTATTTTTATCACTATAAACTATTACTTCTTCACCAATAGTATAAGCAGTTGAACTTCCACCTTTATAATTATTCATATTAATTACAAATTTGCTTGAATTATTAACATTTCCAATAGACTTTGTAATTTGACAGTCATCAGGATAAATTTGAACACCACTAATTGTTATTTTTGTATTAATTGTCATATTAATATTTTTTCTGCTAACTTATCATTTAATTTTTCTGCAATTTCATCTAAAAATATTTTAGATTCAATTCTATCTGGAATTCTATCAAGCTCTTCTATAATTTCATCAATTGCATCTATATTTTCTTTTCGTTTTTTCATCATTTTATTAGTCTTCACCATCTCCCCAAACAGTTATTATGTGATGATAAGTGTAAATATCTGTTGGAATTTCATCTATCTTATCGATTATATTTGTAAGATTAGTAAGTGCAGTGCTTCCCATTAATTCCCATTCATCAGTTGCTAATCCAAGAGCATATACAATTGGAAAACTTCCAGGTTTATCATCACCAATCATTGTACCTGTTTTATTTGCTGTATTTGTAATTGTTTTTAATTCTCTATCTGCAGCAAATTTTAATTTTCTAAATTCATCTGCTGTTACTGCAACTTTTCTATCCAAATCCCATATAACATCTGGTGTATTTTCTTTTGCACCAAATATCATTTCCCAAAGATTATAACCTCTTGCATCACCTTCTACAAACCTTTCTTTAATAGCAGCCATTTGATTTTGTACCCAATCACCAGCTTTTTCTAACCATTGAAATCTAATTTCTGTAAGTACAAGAAACGTAGCTAATCCAATAGGAATTGATACTATTCCTGCTCCAAATATTAATGATACTACTCCTGCTGTTACAGAAGCTCCAAATATTTTTCCTAATGCTAATCCTGTATCTTCTTCACTCATAGCACTAAATGCAAATCCTAATGCTATTGCAATTAATCCAAATCCTGCTAATCCTGCTAATACTGCTAAAAAAGGAGTTGTTGCTGCAGTAGCTGCTATTGCTGCTCCTCCAATTGCAGCAAATCCTGTAATTATCATTGGAATTAATCCAACAAAAATTAATAATGGTCCTACAACTAATGCAAATGCAATTGCAGCTAATCCTGTATATAAAATTAATTTTTTTGTATTATCAGATAAACCACTAAACCAATCTACCATATTACCTACAACATCTATTATTCTTTCTAAAACAGGAAACAATTCTTCTCCCATATCAGCAGCCAATATTTTAACTTTATTTGACATAACCTTTAATTGAGATTCCATTGTCGCATATCTTTTATTTGCTTCTTCAACTAAAGCTGTATTCTCTTTCCATGCTTTTTTTTGTATTTTTTGTGCTTTACTTAATGTTTTATAACTACTTGACAATCTAAGAATAGTATCTCTTAATCTTACTTCTTTAATATCCATATCTTCTAAAACAGCTAATACATCCCCTCCTTCTTCTTTTACTTTACCTAATCCTTCAAAAAATAATTGTAAAGCACCAGAAGCATCTGTTTCAAAAGTTTTAGAGAACTCTTCAGCAGACATTCCAGCAACTTCTGCAAATTTTCCTAAATCTTCCGATCCTGTAGAAACAGCACTACTCATTTCAATCATAAATTTAGATATAGCTGAACCTCCCATTTGAGCTTCTATTCCTACAGAACTCATTGCTGATGCCCATGCTAATACTTGTCCTTCAGTCATATCTAAAGCTCTACCAGCACCTGCTATTCTCATACTCATCTCAACAATTTCTGATTCTGTTGTTGCTAAATTATTACCTAAAGCTACTATTGTTGAACCTAATCTATCAACATTATCAATGGGCATTTGCATAATATTAGCAAACCTTGCAAAATCTACCGATGCTTGTTCAATTGTTAAGTTTGAAGTAGTAGCAATATCTGCAATAGTTTTTGTAAATTTTGAAATATTATCAACTCCTTCAACTCCTAATTGTCCAGCTAATTCACCTATTTTTGATAATTCTTCATATGATGTTGGTATACTTCTGCTTAAATTTTTAAATTCTTGATTTAATCTTGTAAATTCTTCTTCTGATAAATCAACTGTTTTTCTAACTCCAGCAAATGCTGATTCAAAACTTATAGCTTGGTCAACCATTCCTTTCATAGCAAATACTCCTGCTACTCCGAATGCAGTCATTGTTATTCCAGCTTGTCTTGATACTCTTGCTATTTCTCCAAAATTAGAATTAATATTTTTACTTGTATTCTTAATTCTACTATTTAAATTTTTAAACTCTGCTGAAAATTTATCAATAGCTCTAATAGTAATACTTATTCCTTCATCACCACTTAACATTGAACTTATTCCTACCATTTTTATCTATGTTTATTCCTTAATTTATTTTTTTTAGCTTGTCTTTGTTGCTCTTTTACTCTCTTATTTTTCGCCTTTATTAATAAATTTATTTCTGGATATGTTAATTTCGGAATAGTCATATAAGTATATCCTTGACTATGGAGAAAGAGCATTAAATCCCCCTCCATACTTATTTTTTTAAGGATAATTCTTCTTCAGCTAATACTTGTTGTGATTGTGTTATTTCTTTCTGTTCCTTTCCTAAACTTATTGATAATATTGCAGCTGAAATTGCCAAAGCATAATTTGGTCTTAGATTAATAATTTCTTCCTTAGTTAATACTGGATCTATTAATCCATTAACAATTAAATCAACATCAGCTTGTTCTTGTTCTTCAATTGTTCCATCTTTTGCTCTATTATATACAGACATGAGCTTACCTCTTGTTAATGGTCTAACCATAACTTCTGGCGTTCCTTCTATTGTTTCTAAAACTGCTCTCTTTCCAAGTAGTTCTCCTGCTTCGTCTCTTTCAAATAAACACTCTTCTTTATTTAACATAAATTTATCCTCCTTTCTATTTTGTGTGACTATTTCTCAAAGAAAATAAAATTGAGAAAAACTTAAAAAAATTTAAAATGTGTAACTTCCAATACTATCATAAACATTCACACTAACATTTGTCGGCATTATTGTCGCTGTTTGTTCGTGTAATCCTTCTACTGGACTTGGAACTTCCATATCTGTAATCCTACAACCACTCATTATAATAGCACAACTTCCTGCAACTGCTTTTATATCAACTAAACTATTAAAAGAACTTCCTCCAATATAATATTGGTCATATAAAGTTTTTGCATTTGATGTATCCATAATAAATGTAGCACTAACTTCATAATCTCTATTTAATGGAATAAGTTGCTCAACTGTTCTACTACCATTTAATGGAAATCTACTCTCTAAATTATTACTGATATTCAAACTAAATTCAGTAGCATTTGTAAGAGCTGTCCCTGATGGAATTTGAATATTAATATCACTACACATATATGGTTTTGTTGCTCTTGATGTAACAGTTGTTACTGTTCCAGATGTAAAATTTACACTTTGTGCTTTATATCCTACTTCACAAGCAGCAATTTCTCCTTCACTCATTGTAAGATTAAAAGTATCTATCATACAACCTTTAAAAGTTCTAATAAAGTTACTTCCTACATTTGGTGTTTTTTTAGCATCTTCTAATGTAAAACTACTCAAACTCTGTGTTGGAATAGCATAATTTTTATTATCACTATTACTTTCTCTTATTAAAACGCTTCCAACTCCTGTTGAATCTACACTTCCAATTGCCATACCTAAAAACTTCCAGTCTTGTGGATAAAAAGTAAATGTTCCTTCATATTCAAGTTGTCCATCTGTAAACAAACCAATATTTCTATTATAATTTCCTTGAAATCTTATTGGTTCTACTCCAGCTCCTTCACTTGGTGTATTGTCTTGATCTAATCCAATCCACTGTCTTGCACCACTTGCTGTACCATATGTTCCACTTTCAAATTGAAATGATAGTTGATTACTATCTCCTATATATTTAAAACCCATTTCTATTTTTCCCTCCTTTTTATATTCTGTTTAACATCAATAATTGATTCTGATTCTTCTTTTATTTCTTTCTCTATAATTTTATTTTCTTTTCCACAATTTGAGCAAACAAATTCTTCTTGAACTTCTTTCATTAACCAATTACAATATTTACATCTTTTATCTAATATCATTTTTAACCTCCTTTATTCACAAATAAATAAAAATCTAACCTCCATAACCTTACTTCTTATTCCAGCTTCTCCATCTTCACTAATATTTAATGCTGAAGTCATCGTAAATCCACTTAAATTTGATTCTACTAAACCTGTTGTTGTATCCAATTGATTGGTTCTTAAATATGTATAAATTTCATCAAATAATTCATCTCTTTCCCTAACATTTCTTGCCCATATTCTAACTTCAACATCAATATTAATTGCAGTTCCTTCACTTCCCATTCCTAATTTTTGTGGTTGTGTTATGCCTCTATCTACTACAGTAATAATTGGATATGTAACAACTCTCTTTGGATAATCTGTTAAAACAAACTTCTCTGTTCCTGAACGAGATGATAATAAAGGATCTGTAATATTATTTTTAAGTTTATCTCTAATAAGTATAATTGTATCTGCCAAAAATGTAGAACTGCTAACTGATGTTATTGTCATGGTTTCCTCGCTTGGATGTTATATTAATCTCGCTTGATTAATAATAAATATAAATTAAGTTTAATTTATAAAATATATATTATAAATTATATAATTTCAAAAAGTAGAATTCTTTATTTTTTTAGAAAATTCTTGTTTTCTTAAATTTTAAATCTTTTTTAATTTGGTCATTTATGATTTCTTTTACTTTATTTTTATTTCTTTCTGTATAAAATTTCTTACTTTACTCTTATTTCTTTTAGCTGTATTTCCAAAATGTCGTCTTGGTTTAATTCTACTTGTTCCATATTCTAAAAACTTTGCATAAGAAACATTTGATTCTATTGTAGCTGTTAAAGGAGCATTTTGTACTGTTTTAACACTGTTAAGAAATCGACCAGTATCTACAGATTTATTTTCTGCTCTTTGTCCAGCAATAGATGCTTTTGTTTCTGCTTCTACAATAAATCCAGCTTTTATAATTGCTTTATTTGTTTTATCAAGAATTTCTTTAGAAGCATTTTTTAAAAATATTTTAGTTTCAGGTATTCCTTTAACTTGTATAGAAACAGACACTTTATTCTCCTATAAGACTACCATTTGTTAATCGTCTTATATATAATTTTTTAAGAACATCTGTATCATTAACTTCCCACTTCATTGTTCCTTCACCTAACAAACTATATTCATAATCAGGAGGATTACCTAAACCAATTTTTATTGTACCAGAAGTTGATATGTTTCCAGCAATATATAATTTAGTATCTTCCATAATTATTTTTCCTTGTTCTAATAATACAGCATCACTACTTCCTCTTGAATTATTAATAG